TCTAACAAATCCTGGTTCTGCTTCAGCATATGAATTATATGCACTGCTGTGTGTGTCATACGGTGAATCAGTTTTTTGAAACAACATGTGATCGCTGCTGTTTACATATTCCTGTTTAAAAACATAATCGCCGTGTAGAATATCAAACTCAACATACTTATTCTTATGTGCTCCGACTTTGATTTTATTCATGTCGTCGCCCTGATCTAGAACTTCATATTTCAAGATAGTTCTATGACTTAATCTTTTTTCTGCTGGGTCGTTTCTTTTCGCGTTTGGATATTCGAACTGAAATGCTTTCGCCTTTGGTTTACGAGTTTCTATTAAATACTCAAGCGTCAAGAAGCGATACATTTCATTATCTTCATAAAAAATGTAATCAGAACCTTTATACTTTGCAGAAACAGATCTCTCGCAGATTAAATCTATAACCTGAAACGGACGAACGCGATTGACTGCATAATCGAAAAACCCTTTGGTTGGATCTGGTTTGTCTAAACCTTTACTAATTCCTAGATCTTTCTTACAAACTTCATCAAGCGCATCAATGTATTCCATATCTTTATATCTTTTCGTATAAAGAGTTTTAGAATTTTTTACAGCATCCATTGATACGCATCGCAGAACGTAACTTGCCATAGTAGACATATCATTGCCTTGTATGTCTGTGATACTTTCTACGAAAAAATTGTATGTTATTTTCTTGCCTCCTTGCGGAGTTTTGATGCTAAACGTAATTTTTTCTTCAGCGCCAGCTGGCAAAAAGTTTAACAGGTCGATACCTTCAGTTACGAAAATATCGCAGGCAAGAGTGTAGTTGTCTAGAGACTCATAGACATCCATTCCCATAACTAAATGCGTAATGTCTTGTGGATTGCCGCCAGTAAAAGTTGTGATTTTAATCTCTTCAATTTCTACTGAACCAGCATCAGCTTTATATTGAGTCGGTAAACCGCCTGCCATTCTCTAAATTACCTCAACACTTCAGTCAGTTGATTAATTATTGCTTTTCTATTTTGTTTATCCACTAAGAAAATGTTTCTTTTCGCTTCATTCAATTTAAATTCATAATCATAATACGATACAGGTCTGTTATAAACGACTTCTGTCAGCGGAATTACTTGTCGATCAACAGCAACTGAGGATGCATTTACTGTCGCTGTTGTACCAGCATCAGTTGATATTGTAAAGTCAGTGTTTGAAGTAAAATCGCCAATTACATTCTTAATATTACAAACGGTTGTGTTCGCGTAGACAATTTCAGCATATGTGTCGCCGCTTCTTGCTACCAGATCGCCAACTTTAAATGCGGTTGCCATTTCTGTATCAAAAGAAAATGACATTATTTTGTTTGTATTATATAGAGTTGGTTCTTCAGCGCGTTCATAACCGACGACACCAGTCAGATTGATAATTGGTTTCCAATATTTTTTAGGATTACCAATCGAGTCTGGGTCTTCTGTTGCCGCAGCATTATAACTTGGCGCCAATGCCTCATACGCTGCTGAAGAAAGAACTGTATCATCGGCGTCATAATTATTTTCATAATGAATTATTTTTCTTTCCGCGTTTCTATACGATCCGTATTTTTTAGATATGTATTCATCAAAATCTAAATCCGAAAGAGGAGTATCAAAGTGCGGATCAACTATATCATTTGCCAGATATATCATCCAATCCAGATTAACACTGTCATAATAGTTAAATGCTAATTCATCTACATTTTCGTTTTGTTCCATCGTATGAGTATAAAAGACTGATAGATATTTTTTAACATTTGAAGAGAGGTTTACTCTCTTCATAATATCTACTGCAGGTTGTCCTTTGTATTCATTTAAAGGAAACTTTCGGAAATATAAATCTTGTCTTCTTTTAATTGGCATTTTCTATCCGCCCCGTTCCTATTCTTCGTCTGCCATTGTAAACATTTCAGATTCTCTAAATTGCATTGTCAGAAAAACTGACACGGGTGCGCCATCTTTAAAAAACGCCGAAGTTCCTTCGCCAGAATAATTGATTGACATACTCTCAACAAAACAAGGCATATATTTATCGTATCGTTCGCTACCTTGCCCTTCTATTGTTATCTGGGCCAAGTGCGGATAAACCAAAGTGTTACCGTCTATTGCCGGAAGAATATGTTTTTTTATCATTTTCAAAACATCTTTTAATGCTCCAGCATCATCAGAAGACAAAGGGACTAATTTCCAAGCAAATTGAAATTGTCTTAGAGGCATTCCTTTAAAGAACACTGATGGATGTGGATTAGGAATTTGCCCTAATGCTTTTTGTATAAAACCAGAAGCACCTGCTGCACCGCCTACACCTCCTCCTATTGCTGATTCTGCAGAATCTATCAATCCATAACCAGTTCTAGTTGCAATATCAGTCGCGCCTTTAAATGCGCCTTTTAGAGCTTCTTCTACTATATCACCAACATCTGCTTGGTTTTCGCCTCGCGCTAATGCTGCTTTTTTCGCGTTCTCAGTAACCGCACCCAATTGAGATGCAATTGCTCCTGTCGCGCCAGTATCGACTGTGTCATATGTCACGTTAAAATCAGTCTGGAAATTTTCTGGTAATGGCAACAAAACCATCTCAGCATCACCTTTGCTGCCAGGAGTCTGCGCATCAGTTCTAGTAACTGTTTCAAATTGGATCTTTATATACGCTTTTTCTGCTGCCGATGCAATTGCCTTTGGAAATGCTGAACCACCTGGTGTACCTCCTCCCATCGCTTTTTTCTTCGCAGCACTGACTTCAGCAGGAGAAGTTTCGGATTGCTTCGGTGCCGAGACAGCAGGATCAGCGGGAGTAGTTGCTTTAGAATCTAACGATGCTTTGTCTCCAGCAGCAGGTCCAACAACTGCGTTTGTCATAGATTGTACCTGACCAGCAGTGAAACCTGCAGCTTCTAAACTAGCACCAATTGATGATTGTAGCGCGTTCGTTCCCGAAATGGTATTATTGGTGTTCTGTAAAGAAGTTACATTAGAACCATTTGTAGATCCTGGGGAAGATGCGTTCGTTCCCGTTACCCCTGCTTGCGCAGGATTAATATTGGTCGGGGATTCTCTTTGAGCAGAAACTTCTACTGGTAGTTGAGGCATTGTTTTTTTCCTATAAATAGTGGAATGAAAACGTACAAAGGTATATTCAAACCACAGAACCCAAATAAATATAAGGGCGACCCATCTAACATTATTTATAGGTCTAGATGGGAGTTAAAATTAATGATGTATCTTGATCGTCACCCAGACGTAAAACAATGGGCGAGTGAAGAATTGATCATACCTTATCGTTCGCCGATTGATGGTAAGATGCATCGCTACTTTCCTGATTTCTGGGTTCGTAAAATCAATCGCGACGGTGCAGAGGACATCGTAGTGATTGAAGTGAAACCGAAAGCACAAACAGTTGAACCAAAACCGCAGAAAAATCTCACTAAGAAGTATTTATACGAAGTTCAAACATGGGGTGTAAATAAATCAAAGTGGATTGCTGCGGAGCAATTTTGTAAACAAAGAGGTTGGGATTTTACTATCATGACCGAACATGAACTGGGAATAAAATAATTGGCAACATATATATTTCAACAAATTGCGAAAGAAGGAAAGGCAGAAGGAATTACTGCTGGAACTGACGAAGCGAAGGATTGGTTTCGCGATCGTGCAATGGAAGTCAAACAAGTTAATGTGCGAAAAGAAGTTCGTAATCGCGAGAGACTGTATAATAAAATAGTCCCAACTGATATTGGTCGAATGTATCACTTCTTTTATGATCCAAAGCACAAAGACACTCTACCATATTATGATCGTTTCCCGTTGGTCTTTGTGATGGATAGATATAAAGATGGATTCCTTGGAATGAATTTACATTACCTTCCTCCAGTATTCCGCGCAAGGTTAATGGACAGGTTGTATGCAATCACAAGGAATGATGCTATTCGCGAATCTGAGAAACTACGTTTGTCCTATGGATTACTGAGTGCCTCGGCGAAATACAAATACTTTCGTCCTTGTGTCAAACGATATTTAAATAATCATGTTCGTTCTAGGTTTTTGTACATCCCTGCTGAAGAATGGGACATAGCATTAATGCTACCGACTGAGCGATTTAAGAAGTCTAAGAAAAATTCTGTTTGGCGAGACTCCAAACGATTAACTAGGAAATAAGAAATGGCATTCAGCATAAAAGACATGAAGGGGAGTTTGCAAAGCAGTTCGTATCTTATGGCTTCCCATTACGAAATGATTGTTCAACCCAAAGGTGGTGGCGATAGTAATCTATTAAGAATGAGAGCAGATTCAGTTTCTCTTCCTGGCGTTTCTTTTGCCTCAGTTGACCAATACAAACCATTCGCGACGGGAAGAACTTATAACATACCACACTCATTTACTCCTCAAGAAATCTCAGTCAGTCATTTAATTGATACCAACAGTGATGTGTTAAAGAGTCTAATCGATTGGGCAGCATTTATCGTAGACTTTAAAGGAGAAACTGGTTCTCCGTTCACTGCCAACTATTTTAAAGAATATGTTTCTGATGCTACAATTCTCTTATACGATAATGCTGGCACCCCAAGAAAAACTATCACATTGATAGACACATACCCGTCTACCATCGACCAAGTACAAATGTCATGGGCAAGTTCTGATGAGATAGCAAGAGTGAATGTTTCTTATCAATTTGTAGATTATACTATTACTTAACGAAGGTGAAAATATTATGTTACCAAAAAATGCAGTTCCAACTTTTACATTAAAACTCCCATCAACAGGCGAAGATATTCTCTATAGACCTTTTCTTGTCAAAGAAGAAAAGGTTATGTTAATTGCTAAACAGAGTCAAGAAAGAATTGACATTATCAACGCAATCAAAGAAGTCATTTCTGCTTGTGTACTTAACGAAGGTTTTGATGTCAATCAGATTACTACGTTTGACATGGAATATCTTTTTATTAAACTTCGCGCAATGTCTGTTGGTAATGAAATAGAGTTTACTGTTGAGGACAGTACTGATCAAACAACATACGATTTCAAACTTGATCTGAATGAAGTTGAAGTGACGTTTCCAGAAAATACAGACAAACAAATCCTACTTGATGATAACCTTGGAGTGATGATGAAATATCCAA